GTAGCACTAAACATTAACCGTGTTATCTAAGGAGACAACTATGTTCAGCACAAATACTTATACTGAACAAAAATACTGCGTTTATCATATTACATACTCAGGCGATAAGTTACCACCAAAAAATAATTCAAATATAATCCCATCAAATTACATCGGTTCATCTGCAATCAATAGTATCAAATCTGGTTATATGGGATCTGTAAAATCAAAATTCTACAAAAATATTTGGGAATCCGAATTAAAAGAAAACCCTCATTTATTTTCCATTCAAATAATTTCTTATCATGATACAAGACCAGAAGCAACGCACAAAGAATTACAAATTCAAAAAATTTTTAATGTTGTTAAAAATCCATTATTTGTTAACATGGCATACGCCGCGCCAAATGGGTTTTTCGGTAGAGATGTTTCGAAAGAAAAACACCCAAATTATAATAAACCCCGAACAAAAGATAGTAAAGAAAAGATATCAAAAAATCACGCAAACGTATCAGGTAAAAATAATCCAATGTCCAATAAAATTAGAATTACTAATGGCATATTAAATTCTACAGTAAAACATAAAAACGAAATACCTAATGGATGGTATACAGGGCTAACATTTAATACTAAACGAAAACAAGAAACAAACCCTAGAAAAGCATACAGAAAAGAAAATAAAGATCGAGTAACAAAAAATATTAAACGTAAAAAATTTATTTGTATTATTGAAACCAAGAAAGAATACGATAAAGCAAAAGCGAAAAGGTATTTTCCTGAATTTCCATATTAGTCCTCTAAAAATGTTTCAATTCCTTTGGCTTTTTTCTTTTTTGCTACAGGAATTTTAACAGCTTTTTTAAATTCAGTTTCTTCAAATTTTCGAATAAAATCATACATATTATCGTAGACTTCAATTTGTTTAATTTGACCTTCACCAAGTTCTAATAATTCAGCTTCATCAAGAATGCCAAAATTTTCTGTTGCTTTATATTTTATATATTGTTGTTTTTTCTCTTTTTGAATTCTACGAACAAAACACCACCAAAGAATTTGAGTAAAATAAGCAAATGGGTTTTTAGTTTTTTCCGAATCAAAATTTTCAAAATACATTAAACAATTTTCAATTCCATCAGCAATCATTTCGTCTTTATATGAATAACCAAAAAAATTAGGTCTACGAGCTAATCCCTCTGATAATTTAACAAAGCATTCGCCGATATAATTCGGAATTCTAGGTTTAATTCTGCCTTCTTCTTTCGCTAAAGCGCAATCAGCTTTATATTTCTCTAAAGCTGCACAAAAATCTGCATTATTTATATATTCTCGTGTAACTTTTTTGCGTTTAACTTTAGTAACAACAGGTATATCTTCCGGTTCTTCGCTTAAAATATCAAAATTTTCTTCTATAACAAAATCTTCTTCAAAATCAAATTTTAATTCTTTCATATCCACCTCATTATTATATTCTATACATGATTATAGCATAAAAATTTAAAAAAGTCAACAACTATTTTTACAACATTTTCAACAAGCACTAAAAACAAGTCAAGAACTATTTGTCGTTAAAAATTAACAAATTACAAAATAGTTCTTGACTTAATCAAAATTTTAGTTTATATTATACTTAATCGGTTGTTAGGAACTTCGCTGACGCTTCGTTCCTTAACATTAATAAAAAATAAGATTTCTGCGAAGCAGATCCTCGAAGAGGATTAAATTAATGAATTGTTAATCCTTCTGATGGAACTTCTAATTCGGCATTTATAGTTTCTTTAATTTGTTTAGCTAATACAGATTCTGGATCCAGATAATCTAAAACAAAATCAAGGTATCTGTATCCAAACTCGATAGTTGGATAAGAAATGAATAAAATATGATCTTGTGGAATAGGTGCTTCTTGAACCGGAAATGCTTCTGGTGGCATCCAATCTACCATAATAATTTCTTCGACTTCATTTTCAACATCTATTGTTGGATAAAATGTTTTCGGGTATTTTAATATTACTGTATTATTTTCTTTATCGTTATAATAAAACCCAATTAAATCTTCGCCTGTTTTTAATCTAACAATTTTTACTTCAAATTTTTCTGTCATAATGTTTCCATATCCACTTTAATAATTTTGTAATCAAATTTTTCAGAATCATATATTTTGATTCTTTCTTGGAAATGTGTTAAAGTATAGTTTTGATGTTTCTTATACCGTAAATCATCAGCAAGGTCATATAATATTGCTTCATCTTTGTTTTCATTTAATCTTAAAACACGACCAATAGCCTGAAGGTTTCGAATTCTAGATTTAGAAGGACTAGCAAATATAATATTATGTAGGTTTTTAATATTAGTACCAGTTGATACCGTTCCAACAGAACCTATTAAAATGACATTATGTTCGGTTTCCATTGCTTTTCTAATTTCTTCTCGTTCTTCTGCTTTTATATTTCCGTGTATATAATATATCTTTTTATTAACAGCATGTTTTGAATTTGAAATTAAATCATATAACACATCTCCATGTTTTTCAACATATTGATATAACAATAATGTATTTCCCTTTAATGATAATGATAAATTTTTAATAAACTTATTTCTACCAGTATTAGCAATTAAATATTCTAATTCTTGTTGGTATTTTAAACCTTTAGATAATTTACAAATTTCCTCTGGATATTTTAATACAATACACTTAATATTTAATTTTGTTACTTGTTTTTTATCCATTAATTCTTTTGTTGTTATCACTCTTCTAACTTGACCGAATAAACTTTCTAACTGTAATGAATGAATTTTTTGTCCATTTAAAGTTCCAGTAACACCAACTCTGTAATCGGCATTAACACATTTTTGAACTATTCCAGTTAAACTATTCGCTGATGCTAAATGAGCTTCATCACACAAAACAAAATCAAACTGATCGAAATATGTTCTACTTTTATGATTAAATAAAGATTGCCAAGTGCTAATATATAACTGTTTTTCAGCATTTTTATCTTGACCTGCAAATATCATATGGATATGTTTATTTACGTCCCATCCATTATGACTGGAGTAATCTGCAAAATCTGATGTAAGCTGGTGACATAAAGAAGTATTAGGAACTAACAATAAACCTTTCTTTCTATTGTGTGCTAGTAAAAACCTAACAATAATATACAATATACAACTTTTTCCTGAACTTGTTGGAGAAAGAAGCATTAATCGTTTTTCATTTAAAAAATCTAATACACCTTTAAATTGATAATCTCTTACCTCAATTTTCTTGCCATTAGAATGAATATTTAATGAAGTAATAAATTTATGCAATTCTACGTCCGTAACGGGGTCATAGTTGTCCTTATAATTATAACTAATGGTATAGCCGCGATCTTTTGTAAACGCCTCTAGCTGGGGTATTAGACCAACGAAAAACTCCATATCTCCATTAGGTAAAATTTTTGCCAATCTTACTTTTCCATCCCAGAGCCTAGATTTATAACTGGGCATAAATTTATATCCAGTAGCAAAAAATGAAAAGTAGTCGCTTAATTCTTGTGCAATCCCTTTATCGCATTTAAGGATAGCATAAGTTTCATTATGTTTTTCAATTTCAATTATCATTTTAATTTCCAGCTAAAAATCTAGCATATGTCATGTACTCTCTTAATTGCCAAGTTCTGTTATTAATTTCTTTGAGAATTGCTTCACAAATAAACACGCATTCCTCATAGTAAGCTTTCTTTTCTAAAATTTTTATTAAATAGTCATCCGCTTCAAGATAAGTATCAATATTACCTTTGGTTCCAATTTTTAAGTCAAACTGTTCCCATCCGTATTCATCTAAAGTTTCTTTTGCTAGATTCCCTAGATAATACTCTCTACGAATTTTTTTCATTTTTGCGTGATCAAATTTTGATTTTTGTGCAGCAAGCCTATGCTGAGAAAGAATCTCTACATATTTTGCGTGCAAAAGAGGAGTGTTTACCAATTCTTGGTGCGGTTTAGATTCGTCAATTTGACTGTCATTTTTCCAATATTCTATAATTGTATCAAGTTTTATCATTTTAAATTCTCAAAATAAACATTACAAAAATATATAGGGTGTTAAACTAAAGCTATTTCATAACGTTTAAATCTAAATGTTGCGGTTGCTGTCATAGTTTTTTCTGAGCTAACTCTAACATCAAAAGGAATAGCTGACAAATATACAGGAAACAAATCTATAAAATGTATTCTTACTTTAGGTTTATCATTTG